ATTTATTTCTCCTTCAATGCCTTCCTCACCAATATTAGTTTGAAGTTGTTGTCCAGTTGCACCTATCAGTACGTTTTGAAGATCACCCCAACCTCCGTTAGAACTATTCCATACTTGTCCACCCCAACCAAATTCAGGAAAAGCGGCCACTTGATCTATTGATGATTGTAATTCAGAACCTGTTACTGCAACGTCTGTCTCATTAACTTCACCCCAGTTACCATGTGACCAAGTATTTCCTCCCCAACCTCTGTCTGCAAATTCGTCAGAATCACCTAGAGATGAATTTAATTGTAAACCTGTAATATCTAAATCAACATCAGTTTGATCACTCCATTGACCAGCATTCCAAGATAAAGCTCCCCATGTTGATTGAGTGATATCCATTATTCCACCCATACCTATTCCATGCACATAACATAGATAGAAAAAATCAGTTTCAGAGCTTGGAGTAATTTCTACGTATCTAGTTGATGCAGCGTTAAATGAAGTTGTATTTGTGTAACTAGATTGGTTGCTAGCACCATCAAGATAGTAAGTAACACCTGATGAAATTATTCCACTGGTGCTTGTATTTGTACTAAATATTAACGGGTGACCATCGTTAGTGCCTTCACTCTGATCAAATCTAAGTGTTGCACCGTTTACCCAAGAGACTGTTCCTGGTCCGGTAGAATTTCTAGCACCATCTAAATAAAAGACATTGCCAGTGCCTCCTCCGTAGAGGCTGCCCGATGCTACGGTTACGGTGTAAGTTTGTATGGCCATGACACCAGGCTCCTAAATTATGCGATTCTGATTATAGCTTGTGTGTTGTTTGGGTTAGGAAACTGAATCGTAAAAGTTCCTGACGTAGCTGTTTTATCTGAGCCAAAGTCCAATACACAAACAGATTTGTTACTGTTTGAAGTGTTATAAATTAAAGCACCTCTCGCTGTTAATGTTACACCTGTAAAAGATAAGTCATTAAAATCTACGAATGCTACTGTTCCTTGAGTTGAAACAAGAGCGTTAACCAAAAGACCTCCACCTTGCGTGTACTGACCAGTGTTTGCAACTTGGTTACCAGAGGAATCTCCTGGGTAAGTTGTTGTGTCAGCTCCAATTGTTGCTTGTGAAGTGTATAAAGCTAATTTAAATTTATCACCTGAAGTTGGTGTAAAATCATGCACAGCTTCTAGAATCTCTTCTTTGAAAGAGTTTGTTATTGCGTTTGTTGTAATTGCCATGTTATCTCCTTATAAATTTTTATGGTGATGGGGCCGGAACCTTAGTTCTCGGAACACCATCAGTATACTGACCTCTTCTTCTTGAGCCCATTTGTTCAAGAGCAAAAGCCTGTAATTCTGTATCATACCTTGTTTTGTAGAGGTTGTACATATCTTGAGGTCCCTTTAGATAAGAAAAACACTCTACTAGCACGCCATATAATAAAAGATTCTCATATTGATCTGAAAGCATTGTGCTAGTGGTAGAATCAAAATGTGGCGCATTTTTAATATATTGAATTTGTATTGGTAAAGCTGATGCCGGTGTAGGTGCTACAATAATATTTTTGTCATTATACGTAGCATAATACTTTGGCTGCCCTTCAGTTCCAGTAGGATTGAATTCAGCTATAAAAGTTTGATCTCTTTTTTCTAGAAATATTTCTGTTCCTCCATCGGTAATTTTTACTGCTCTTAAATATTTAAGATCACCTGGGAGGCTTACGGCTCTATTACTAGCTGTAAAGTTTGAATTAGAAAATTTTCTAAGATCATCATAATCAACAGCCCCAGCTATCGCTAATTCTGTATTTCTAATAAACTGATCCAGTAAAGTATCTGATAACACAGAGCTTGATACTTCTGTGTAGTTTCTTATTTGTGTTAAAAAATTTGTATAAGTTATTGCCATTATGAAATATCAATTGTTACTGGGTTAACTAAAACTGTCGCTTGTCTTCTTCTATTTTGCAAAGATGGATCTCTTGGCTTCATAGTTTGTAAAGACGTTGTTATGCCATTACTTGTGACTTGTGTCTCAAATGTTTCAAAAGCAAAATCACCTGGTAGTGATAAATTAGCGACACCAACTACTGTACCACCAGAATCAGCAATCGTTTGATCATTGCTAGCTACTGTTGTAGGCTGTTGAAATTTCATCACTCTTGGGTTTCTCAAAGCAATCGCATCTGCTTTAGTGTGGGGTGGATCTAATTGTGGATGTTTGGCTTCAAACTCCGAAATATGCACAAGTGAACCGTTCCATTCTTTAACCATTTCAGTATATGGAAAAGCTTGCCCTGATCTATCAGATATTGCTTTCGATCTTTTTCCTCTAGCGTATGCCATTATCCAACTCCATCTCCAAAATATGTTTGAGGCGAAATGTAAACAGAAGTTCTTTGGCCATCTTCTGTTAAAGCCCTTTGTAATTCATCTTCATAAACTAATCTTAACGTTTGTATTTTATCTGGAGCTTTCTTCATGGCTAAATAATAAGCCAAGCCAGAACACATACAAGGTAAAAATCTATATGCAACGTCTGCCTGATTTGTATAAGCACCGGCATCTTCTATTCTATTAATCGAAAAATATTTTAAATGTGTAAATGTGGAAGCATCTGGAGTTAAGTATAAATTAATTACAGGTACAAATTGTCTATCAACATAATATTGTGAAGGTTGTCCTTGAGCTCCCTTATTAGGTAAAGCAGCAAAAGCAGATCTGTCTATTTTTGTTAATGATACATCTTGTGTGTTAGTTTCCACACCTGCAGTTGTTGATATAAAAGCTTCAAGAACATCACTAACTTTTGTTGGCACTGTGTATTGTGCAGTGCCTTGAGTTAATGCTTGAGTTTGTTGCTCAACTTTAAATAAATGAACACCTCTATTACCCCACTCAGAAAAAAGTAAATTTAAACTTCTTCTAGCTGATCTAAGGTCAAAACCAGAGTTAGTACGTACTCCACATCTTTCATACGCTTCCTCAATAATATCATCGATATTTAAATCGAATGCTGTTGTTCCAGACGTTGCCATAATTCATTACATTAAGTCTTTATAATAATCCATAGATTTACCAGGAACCATTTGTTCATCCTGTAAACCCATTCCTGAAGTTCTTGCAGCGCCATAACCTCTAACAGATTTGCCAGCCATTGCTTTCATGACTTTACCTTTTTTAGCAAAACCCATTTTTCTAGTTACGTCAGGTCTTGCAGCTTTTAACTTTCTAAGACCTTCGCCTTTTGGACCCTCTGGAATTTTTTTCAAATTAGCCATATCTCCTCCACTCATTTTCATCATTTTATTTAGTTTCTTTTCTTCAGATGGACCTATTTGAGAACCTCCCATCATTCTTTTATACTGATTTTTAAGTTGCTGAATTTTTGATTCGCTAACTTGTGAACCAGCTCTATTTTTTACAAACTGTGCAAAAGTTATCATTTTACCTGTATTGTACCCCTGTGCTTTTAATTTTTTAGTTGCTTCTTTCAAACCGCCTCCTTTGTAGTTTAACATTTTTGTTACATCACCAGAGTCTCTCATAGCTTTATCTGGATCTTGTCCCCCTTTAATGTAAGCTTTTCTTGCCATCTCTTGTGGACTCTTACCGGGTTCAAATTTTTTTATACTTGTCACTGCAACAGTAGCTAAACCTATTGGAGTAGCTGCTCTAGCAAATTTTGCTACTCTTAACGCTTTACTTGCTAGTCTTGCCTTAGTAGGAGTTTTTTTAAATTGTGCTATTAGTCTATTTTGCTTTCCTAATCCAGCTTTTGCACTTTTTCCTATTAAGGGTTTTGTAGTTCCTCCGATGTCACCTTTTGAGATTGCTTTAACTCTTTTTGCTGCACCTGTAAATTTTGCTTTTGCTGTAGATAATAATTTTTTAGTTGATTGAATTGGTGATCCTAATGCAGTTAAAATTTTACCTGCACCAACATTAGTTTTTTTAGCAATATCCTTACCAATTTCTGTAGCAGTTTTAGCCTTAGGCATAGTATAAGACTTAAATAATTTTTGTGGTGGACCTATGAATTTTGGATCTGTCATACGTCTATCATACCTCCGTAATATTTCTTAGTAAAGGTCTTAACGTTTGTAGGTTTACCACCGACCCCTTGTGGTTTAGCTCTTTTCCTTGCAACGGCACTCCGCCTCTGGGATTCTGTCATCCTTGCCGCTTTGGCAGCAGGGACGCACTTTGGATACTTCCGTTTTCTGTCCGCTTCCAATTTTGAACGGCCACATTTGGCGTAAGAACCATCTTTTCGTTTGCTCCCAATATCTACCCAATTTTGTTTGAACCATTCTTTTAATCCCCCTTTTTTAAAACTTTTTGAAAAAGTAATTCCTATATTTTTACTCTTACCCTGTTTTGTCCCCTCTAATCCAAAACTAGAGCTTTTACCTTCTTTTGTAATATTTAAACCTAGAATACTATTTATGTTTCTTTTATCAATTTTACTAAAAGGTTTCTCACCAGATACTCCAACGGTTACACCTTTTTTTCTAATGCTAAAATCTACTTTTGGTGAAGTTACAAACTCATCATCATAAATGTTTACTCCACCACCTATATCTGTGCCTTTCAAATAATCTGGTAAAATTTTTTTCTTCTTACTGTTCATACATACCTTTGTAATATTGTTTTAGACTTTTATTTGCATATTTTTTGCCGTCTACTTCTAAATCAATAAAACTACCTGTGTATGCAGGTTTAGGTCCTTTAAAATCTTTTCTTTTTACTCCTGAAGGATCTTTAATTTTACCTGCACAAATTTTACTAGCGTAGGCGTTAGCATATGCTGAGGGATATACCTTGAACTTACGCTTTGCTGCAGCTTTTCCTCTTGGACATAATTTAGTCATTTTGTTCTCCTTCTTTAGTGGCCACTTTGAGAGATGTTTTCTCCTTATTGCGGTCGTACAACTTTTTTGATTTTAACACTTTTGGAGCGTAAGTTCTAGACCTTACGATTTTTGCGAATGGATTCTTTACCTTTTTTTGCAATATTAACCACCTGAGTTTTTCCCATAACTTTAGCACGTTGTTCCATAACAGTTAATATCTGTATTTTTCTTGCAAATGGTTTGTTGACGTTTTTAACTTTTCTTACAGTATCTCTAGCATCTTGTGGTGTGGCAAATTTTATTTTAACTGTGTCTTTCGGGTTTTCGTCTGTGTAAAGACGACGGTCTGATCCTTTTGGTTTTTTTCCTGTGCCCTTTTTAGGATCTGCCACGTTTCATTTCCTTAATATGTTTTTTAATTATATTAGACTGTTTTTTATGTAACTTAGAAGCTTTGTTTAAGGCCTTAGCTACTTTTTTTAGTTTTTTTACCATTGATTACTCCCTTCAATGTCCTTGCCTGACCAGCATGTAATTTAGATGCTTTTTTTAAACCTTTTATAACAGTCTTAATTTTTTTTGTTTTTCCGTTTTTCATTCCACCTCCTGAGTATGTTCTTACTTTTTTCTTTTCGTCTCTAGCCCCTCTTAATTGACCTTCGACTTGTTTTGTCATTTGTGATCTTCCTATAGGCATATTATGCTAACCATGGTTTATAAACAGTCTTACCATCTTCTCTCATGGCACGCAACCATTGTTGTCTATTTTTGTTTCTAGAATAACTACAATGTATCCAGCCTGACGATGGTTCGCCATCTTTATAAAATTCTAATATGCCCTGGTCTACTTCTAAATTATCTCTAATCCATCGAGCTAGCTCTCTATTATCTACACCAGGTATTTCAAAATCTGCTGCTGCCGCTTCATCATCAGCTACATGTTGGCTATTAACGCTGCTACCAATTTCAACGCAGAGTTGAGCGCAACGGAAGCCTGATGAAATAATTAAAGGTTTGTCAAAATGAGAACGTATTGGTTGTAATACATTTACTGCTAAGGCTTTTAAATTTTCTATTTGTTCAGGTCTAGGATTATTATCTATTCCTTTTCGTTCTGCAACTTGGCTTTTAGTTAATTCGTCTAAAGTTATGTTAGCAGTTAATTTCATATTTTATTTACATTGTTTATTGAGGTGTTAAACGCGATTATTGTTTTACTTAATTTTTTAATCGCAGGCGACCGGTGTCTCAAATAACCCGGAAATGTTAAAAGATCTCCTTCATTAATTTTAAGTTTAATTAATTTAGAATTGATGTCAAGTATCTCGGTATGTGTTTTTTTGTTAGGTAAATTAAGGAAATAAACATTAGAGAAGTTACAACCAGCATGAACATGCCAATCAAAACCACTGTATTTATCATATTGATGAAACCAAAAGTTATGCATCTCCCATTCTTTACAATGATATTTTTTAGCAAAGTTATCCATATAAGGAAGAATTAATTTTAAAAAAGTATTTTGATAAGTTCTTTTTGTTGTTGAAGGTAAGTGCCAATCTGTTTTACTTACGGTGCTAAGCTTTTCTTCAGGCATAGCAGCAATCTGTTTCATTAATTTAGCTTTTACTTTTTTGTGTTCTTTTATAGAAACTATTTCTATCAAGTATACCTACTAATTAAAATTTTATTTTTTCTCTTTTATTTTATAAAACATTTTGTCCGTATCTTCTGTAATCCAATCTTTATTTTCGACTGTCCAATAAGTGTTTTGCACTTTATAGTCTGGCCAAGATCTATCAGTAGTATAGTTAGAAACGCTCCAAAGGATACGATTATTAGGCTGAGCAGCATAATTACCGTTATCAAGT